GGTCTCATTATAAGCGTCATAATTGTAGTTAAACGGTATCTTATTCTTAACTATAATATCTGGCCTAAAGTCCTCTAAAACGCCTGTATTAATATTATAAATGCCGTTCTTAAACGCTATGTAATGAGCGCCAGCCGTACTACGTACCTCAGGAGCTATTAGGTACAGATACTTTAGTACCTCACCTCTGTTACGTGCTGTAAGAGTGGGTATAATAGTGATCATTTCAGACTCAATAACCTGTAGACCGTCTATGTATACACCGTCTTTATAAATGTGCAGCTGTCCGTCCATTTTAATAATGTTAAATGCCTTAGTCAGATACCTAGCAAACTTATCAAAGAGAAAATTACCGTTTTTACCATAGAAAACAGGCTTTTTAAAACTATCGTCTCTAAGTATCTTGTCAAGCTCTGACTGTTCAAGAGGATCAGGTAACACATACTCATTAAGCAGCCTGAGAGTGGCTTTAATGTCATCATTACTAAGCTCTGCTCTCTGCAAAGCCAGTATGTAATTAAATAGCTCCTGATTACGTCCCTCACCAGCCTCCAGCGTCATAAAGTCAGTCTTAGTCTTAACTGGACGTAACCACTCAGGAGCTGCCTCATACTCCTCATCAGGCTCAATGTCATACAGTATCTCACGCTCTTTACCGGCATATTTTAAGACGCTGATAGAGTTATGATTACCCACTTTAATATCAGCCTCAATACCTATAGCCAGCTTTAAATGAGTACCGCATTTATCAATATTGCCACCGTAAAATAAGAAGTGCTTACCTCTGGTAGTCTTATAGACTCTACAATTAAGCTGTAAGTCCTCTACTATATCCATAAGACGCTCAGACGCCTCAAACTCATCCACGTCTATTAGTATGACATTCTCAGCCAGTAGACCAGCGTATTCATCCAGACGCTCCACCTCAGAGAGTGGTAAAGCGTCCTTAAATTTCTTAAGTGGCGTTTTATCTTTTGTGGGAAGATAACCCCTAAAAAGCTCTTGCATAACTACAGCTCCTTACTTTTATTTTTCCTCGTATTAGCCATATAACAAGCCCTGTGAAAATAGTTTTTCGTTTTACGTTTAGTTATTGTATACTCATCACTACTGCTACAAGTCTCATCACAAAAAGGACACTTCCAGTTATAAATTAACTTAGCTCTAGCCATTTTTAGCCCTCTCTTTCTCAATAGCCTCTATCTCAAACTCCAGAAACTGCTTAGCCTTATTAAGCTCCTGTAAAATATCATCCTTACGGCCAGCTCTGGCTATGTACTTAACTGCTGAGCCTAAGTTAAAATTTAATCCCCATGCTCTGATCACGTCCTTAGGCTCATACTCTGAATAACAATAATGAGCTGGATGATGTACTAAATCTGGCTTATTAGAATGATGTGTGAAATTACTTTCACATACTATATTAGGTATCTCTACACACTCGTTACATTTATGCTCTACCATATTATTTACCTCCTGTTATAATCTCGCTGTAGGGTAGTGACTCTATCCACTTACAAAACTCACGCCACTCATCTAACTTATGACTCTTACGTGAGCCGTACATATTAGCCAGCACCTCATAATTAAGCTGTACAGTACGCCTCTGGTTATAAGAGGACGGTAAGAGCTGTATCATAGCGTACCAGTATCTCTTGTCTTTAGTTTCTAAATACAGTTTCCTCCATGCCTCTAGCGTTTCAATTACTCCGTTAAGAAAACTCGGACACCACTCACAGCTAAAGTCATCCAGCTCAAACTCCTTAGCGTGTATCTTGTGCATGGTGGAGCAGCTATTAGCCACCGTACCGACTTTATAAGTATCAAACTCTTTCCACCAGTAGAGAGGAGCTGTAATATCTAAGTAGACTGTAATCATACGTCTGTACTTAGAGTGGTCAGTACCGGCTGCCGCTAAGCGTTTCATAAGGTCTAAATCATTAGTGCCTACATCAAAGTTAAAACACTCATGTATAGGATTATGCTTACATACTGAATAATCACGCTTATATACACAGTCCTCACAGTTTTCCTCTACGTGTTTACTATCACTCTTGTCCCAGCTATTAAGTGGGTTACGCATACCTCTTATAGCAGCCTCCCAACCTAAAACCTCTACGTTATTTATCTCTATCATTTAATTTACAAACCTCCTCAGACGTTTATTAGCCTCATCTATGTACCACTGTCTATTTAAGTAAGTCGGTACTTTTACGCCTCTTATATCTCCATTACTTAAGAAACACTGCTCAGGAGTGTTAGCAAACTTATCAAATTTAGGCGTATCAGGTACAGTCAGGCCAGCCTGTACTTTCTTAAGTCTTAATTTAACTTTGTAGATAATACCGTCTGACTCTTTTGTACTAGCAAACACACGATAACACTTGTTACGGTATTCCTTGTCATTGTGGTAAACATAATCATACTTACCAGAGAGCTTAACGATTTTCTGAAACTCAATTAAATCACTAGTGTTATTTATAGTCTCCTCCACTGGTGTGCCGTTTATCATGTACTCACGCATAGCCTTATTAACTATAGGTAAATCGTAGTCTAGGTTAGAGAGTTCTTTTACTTCCCCACCTTTAGACTCTACTTTTCCGTCCTCGTCAATAAACAGATAATTATTTACGTCACGCTGATATATCTTTTTTATAATAGGGTCAAAAGCTAAGCTAACTCCTGTAAGCTGCTCCCATTCCCAGCACACATCATCTATAAGCTCATAGTCATCTAAGTTAAAGAGCTTAACTATAAGACCGTCTGTATTACTCTGGATGAGCTGGCAGTGTGGCTCTAGCATTTCAATAAGCAGCAGTAGAGCTAACTGGCCTGTTACACAGATATTATTAGCCATGAGTGGATCATACAGAGCGTTATACTTATCTTTCATGCAGCCGTAAGCCTTATTATTACAGAGCTTATAACCGGCTCTTTTTTTCTTAAGCTCAGGGAATTTTTTAAGCCTAATAGACTCTCGCCTCATCATATCGTAGCGCTCCTTACCCTCCTCAGAGGTGGCTCTACTAAAATAGTTGTGGCCTACTGTAAGAGAGGGATAATACTGGCTTACGTCAATGTGTAAAAAATAACCCTCGCCATGGTACTTAGGTATAGCTCCATGGAGTCCTCCCCATGCAAAAGTATGAGGTACGCCAGCCACTTCTACGTTTAAATTCTGACTGTAAATCTCCTTTTTCTCCTCGTCAGTAAAGTCCTTATCAGTCTTAAACTTCTTAAACCACTCTACAATGTGCTTATACTTTTTTATGCGCTCCAGATACTCAGGAAAATTAAGGTTAAACTCATCCTTACACTCCACTCTCTGAGCCTGTAATATCTCAGCTACCAGCTGACTCTGAGTTTTACCCATGTAAGAGAGTGGCAGCTTAAACTCATTTATAAGCTCCAGCTGTACGTCAAAGTCACCTTTAAGCTGTAGAAATAGGTTAATAGTCTCCTCTACGTCATTCCGGCAGTACTTAATAGTCTCCTCTATCTCTGCTGGCGTCAGTTTACGCTGTAATCTAAAATCCACCTCAGACTCATACACGTTATGACCTTGCATAGCCTCTAACTGCTTTAAGCTGGTATTAAGCTGGAGTAGGTCATACGTGATAAGTGGGTACTCTCTGAGTACGTTACTAAACTGGTAACCTTTTAAGCCTTTAGTTATGATATGCTCATTAACCTCATAGGGATTAAAACCGGCTAAAATACCCTTAAATATGTAGCTGTCATAGTCACGTATGTTATAACCTATAAAAATTTCCTCTTTATGAGCCTCGTAGTAATCTCTTAACTGATCAGGATTATTTACTATAACCGTCTCAGTCTTACTAAACGGCTCAGCTATGACACACAGCCAGTCATGGCAAAAAACCTCAAAATCTATAAAATGTAACATAGTGGTTACTCCTTTGCTCATGTATAGTTTTCTATACTTTTAAGTAAAAATTAAGCTGTCTGGTGTCTAAAAATATATGTACCACTCTCGCAAGGATAATCTGCTAACAGCTCCTCATATAACTCAGGCTCTTTCTCTTTAAGTGCCTCTAAATTAATAAGATCGTCACACTCAAAAACTACTACTTTATCCTCTACTCTCTGCATATCTACTACCTCCAAAATTTCTT